TTGCTGCTTTGCCTTCTTCATATTTTCTAATGCAATTTTAACAGCATCATTAGTTTTTGCCAACTTTTCCCACTCCGATTCTTCGGCCATTCGCAGTTGAGCCCAAGATACAACAGATTGTACTTGTGCGCTAAGTTGAATATCAACGTTTTTACCGTGCATCTGCAACCAAACATTTGAACTGCCGTCAAACACTTCAATTGACTGATTGTTACCGTTGTATCTCATCATACCGGAGCTAGGTGCTCCCATATTGATGTAAGGCATAGAACTTCCTCCAGAGCTTATCCAGAGGAGGGGATTACCTGTTGCTGTAATATTTGATATCATGCCTGAGCAGGAATAATGTATTTGTAGGTAGCAAGACCGCTATCGAGAGTAATCTGAATAGCACCTTCGTTGCTTAACGACATCTTGGTGTTGTTGACATCTGCAATCTTAAGGATGCTTAAGATTGGCAACACTGGCCAAGTCCAACCGCGATCTAATTTACCTGTAACACTCATAGCAAATACAAATTCGCCAGCGTGTGTACTTGCATCACCAAAGGTAAATTTTAAATTGCCGTTATCTGTCTTGGCTAGGAATGTAGGACTTTCGCTGTGTGCGCCAGCCTGGAAGTTAAAACGTTGTACAGAAGCTACACTAGGCTCTAGCTCAACATCCCACTTAACACCGCGGAACTTAACAGTCTTCATTTTCTCATTAATAACTTCTGTGTTCATAAAACGATAGTCGTTTTTGAAGTCACCGTCTTTGTTTTCAAAGTGAATACCTACTGGTACAGATTCGCCATTGCGTTCTGCAAAGGTAATGCTAATTTTTGCATCTTCTTTGTATTCATTACCATCTAACAAATATTTGAGCTTGTTAAGTTGTGGCATACCAAACACACCGATCATATCTGGATATGGTGCAGCAGTTTCAGCCTCCATAATAACTGAACGGTCATCAGCCATTGAATTGATAACTGTTTTCTTTGCGTCGCCTGTAACTTTAACTGTAGTTAAGAAGCCTAGGTTTTGTGTATGAGACACGATGTCTTGTAAAATATCTTTCATTGAAAGTTCTCCTGTATATTAAGATTATATTTAGATCTGAGATAAAAAGCAAATTTATTTTACTCAAAATCAAAAAGTTTGCTGAATGTATTGTCCGACCTTGTTGAACTGATGTCCCATTCCAAAACACCGATAAGGTTTTCTAACTTTTCGTCGATGACTGCATTTTCCATTTCAGCATCGTCAAAAGGCAAGTCTTTGAACCACTGAGGTAATCTTAGTTCATCAACAGGATACGCTACTGAAGTATAGCCCATTGGGTTGTCTTTGACCTTACAGACAATAACTTTGGCACCGTCTGTAATATTCATAGAGTATTTGTCATCCATCATACGCTTTAGTGTATTCCAATTAAGGCTTGCTCGAACGTGTCCGGGCATATTGGTCTTGCCTGCTTTCTTTTCTTTACTAGCATACTCTGTAATATTATTAGCACGTTTTGGGCTACCTTTCTCCCAACCTGGTCGAGTTTTAAACTCTGTGCGGAAATCAGTAATGTACTCTAATACATCTTCCTTGGTACCGTTATTTAGAACTTTGGTTAATACTTCACTTAAAAAGTCCTGGATAACCACAGGAGTATCCGAACGCTTCAAGTCTAAACCCATAGCCTTGATCTTACCTGGCTTGCCATCCACATCTGCACGTTTACCTTCTTTGTCATAGTAAAGAACAGCATAGCGTTTCTTTGTAATGAACAGGCCGCGACTGGCAACAATCTCGCGACCTGCCTTGATAACTTCGCCACGAGTCTTTGGACAGTGGAAAGCATCCTGCATAAACTTAGGAAATGTTGAGTTTACTTCTTCACCGATGGTGTCGTAGAGTTCAACGACATTTTCTTTTGACCAGGGGATATTTCCTTTTTCAATATCCTTCTTGAGAGTGCTATAAGCACTAAAATAACAACTGTCAGTGTCGCCATATATAATTGCCTTTCCGATATGATCGTTGGTCCCTGTGATAATCTCATTAACCTTGCCAGCCATATGTCTAGCAATAGCACGGCCAGTTAGTGTAGTTGATTGTCCGATACGGTTATCAAAGAAGCGGCATCCAGGATTAAGAATGGCACCATACAAACTGTTCAAGTTAATCTTCTTGACTAACTGTCGCTTGTCCCAGTATTCTTCTTCAATTTTGTTACCTGCGGCTACAGAGTCTTTTAACTTCTTCTGCATCTCTTTACGTTCGGCATACCAACGCTTTAGCAGTCCAGGAATAATACCTTCCTTCTCGTAGGTAAAGATAGTACCGTTAGCTGATACCATCCAGGGTTGATTGCTTTCAAAAATAAGATCATATGCCTGTGCCGCGCTTAGAGTATCGGATCTTCCATCTTCCCAGTCAATGGTTAGATCCCTTCCAACATCTCTATTCATTACGGCAGTGTATTCTAAACTTCCAAACACACCTTCCCAGGCAGCGGCAAATGATCTTCCTTTAGCCATTTCGGCAGCAATATAATCTTTTGTACCGTCTTGGCGTAACTGACCAACAATAGTTTCTGGGCCCATATTCAACGCACGAATCGCAGAAGGATACAGAGAATTAATATCTAGTGAACCAATCCATTCGTGAATGCCTTTCTTGGGATAAGCAACATAGGCACCAGCAGCCTGTGTATCACCATGTTCTTCCATCTTACGACGATTAGGAACAATGAATCCACGCTTGTGGGCTTCGTTGATAATAGCCTGTTCAGTAACAGCCACAGCACCCATAGTAGTCTGTAGCAATACAGTACATTCGTGTGCCAGTGTGTTGGCAAGATCTAAGAACTTTAGTTTCTTATCTAGTTTATCTAGTAGAGCACAGTCTTGTCTATTGTACTCAATAAACTTTTTAAAGTCGTTGTTGTATAGTTGATCAAGTGTGCCTTCGTAGACTGTCTTGTTCTCACCTATCTCCATTTCTCCAATTGCATCCAATCTGTAGGTGTGGCGTTCTTCATAGGTGTACTTGCGGTACAACTCGAGACTGTCCAAATGAACACGACCAATAAGATCATAAGTAACAGCGGCCTTTCCATACTTTTCGTACTCTCTTTTCTTAGGAAACTGATTCCATAAACAAAATCTACGTGTGTCCTCTTTGCTTAGAACTTTGGTAACACGATTAACAGTATAAGGGATATCGAAACCTTCACTGTTCCAACCACTTAAGACATCGGCATCTTCGATCAGATTTAGAAATGTATCTAACATTTCAGATTCTGTAGAAAACAACATTGTGTTAGGAAAGTCTGCTACCTGCTTTTCAGCTTCGGCCATACTTAGAGTCTTGGGCGGAATAGCCAGGCATACCATTGTATCTAACCATTGTAGATGAACAGCAATAGCAGTGATAGGCATAAATGCATCTTCGGGTGATGCGTAACCACGTTCTGGGTCAAAGTCTACCTCAATATCGAACCAGGCTACATTTAGTTTAGGTGCATCTGCGTTGAGATAGTTATCTTCTAGACAACGATAAATTGGATTAATATCGCTTTCATAGAGTTTTTTATTGCTATAGATAGCAAGTTCTTTTCTGTGTTCTTTAACATTCTTAGAACTTACACGGGACAATGGCTGTCCGTAAATTGATGTAAATTTACCCTTAGGGTCTGGGTAATAAAAGATATGACGAGCTGGATATTCTTTGTAATGTCTTTGACCTTTGTCATCTCGTTCGACAACATTGATCATATCCTGCTCTCTATCATAGAAAGCGTCTACGTAACTCAAATTTTTCTCCTATGCAATTTGTGGCTTGCAAATACCAACTGTGCGGTTTGTGGCCCAGCCTACCATCTATATTAATTACTTAGCATTCTTACTAGGCCAACGGTATCGATGGCGGTTAGCAAAATGTAGTTAGCCAACATACCAAAAGATTTCCTAGTCCAAGCAGCCCAAGCGTACATAGCACAGCCAAGAATCCAAATAGGATAAAGAGCAAGAAGCGGAGGGTTGGGGACCGTAACTGCCATAGTAATACTGCAACCAATACTAATAGCCCAAGCAATAAGCTCAATAGTAAACCGAATTGGATGAGATCTAAAGTCATCACGTATCCAGTCAAATGTTGGTTTTAATAATTCGTTCACTCGGGCAGTCTCTTAGTTACACCAAGAATCATCTCAATGTCATTCCATTCTTGCTCGTGATCTTTCCAATTATCTTTGTGTGCAATCTTAATTGCTTTGTTGATAATGCTGGGTTTGATTTGTAGTTCTTCTGCAACTGCTTTGACAGTTTCTTTGAGACCTTCTTGTAGATCTTCTACTTCACGTAGTACATTGGAGCCCTCATTGATAAGACGCTCTAGTTTTGCTTTTTCTTCGGGGCCGTACATTCTTGTTGACATAATATCTCTCCTATAGGACTATTATATAGCCAACAAAAAAGCCGGTCAACTAATTGCCGGCTTTTAAGTAGTAATTGGTTATATTACTTTTGGTCTTCGCTTAGTACATCGTACATTTCAAAACGTCCGCCCATTCTTTCATAGACTAGACCTGCGTAGACTTCTGCTTTCATACCTTCGTCAAACTTGTTGCGAGCAACACGTTGAGCCCAGGCAAACAAATCTTGATCAAGTGCATCAATTTGTTGTTGTCCGCCACTTTCTTGGACAAGTTTAATCATATCCTTGAAACTCATCTTTGATTCGATGCTTTCTTTAACAGGACGCTTCTTACCTTTTGGCATCATTTTACTTTCAGTTTTGCCACCGAAGTATTTGGCCTGTTTGTCGCTCATTCCTTTCTTGCCATCTTTCTTATCGCCGCCTTTTTCCCCAGCAGCTTTTTTCATTGGCTCTTCTTTGTCACCGTCTTTGTCGATGTCTAAGAAGTCTGGCTTAGCAGCTTCTTCCATTTTCTTTTTCTTGTCAGCTTTCTTTTTCTCAGCTTCTTCTTTCTTAGCTTCGACCATCTTCATAAACTTAGATTTGAATTCTGGCTCAATGCTTTCTTTCTTTGCCTTCTTGGACTTAGGAGAATCTTCTTCATCATCCTTAGGAGCTTTGTCGCCACCGTAGTGTTTACCAGCGTGATGCTTAACACCAGTTGCGGTTTTTTCAATAGTTCCGCCAGTTGAACTAGGCTTTTTATCACCTACTTTCATTTCTTCGTCTTTCTTTTTCTTAGCTTCTGCTACATAAGTAGTTTGGCCAGCAAGAACGCGAAGTTGTGCATCTTCGTTAAGCTGTACAGCTTTAGCGATTGTTGGTGCAGCTGGAGTAGCAACAGGAGCATCCATGCTGTCTAATTTGCTGAGTATTGATTTAAAGTCCATTTTTAAAAATCCTAAGTTTTAAAGGTCGTATTGTATTTATCTTTTGATTGCAGAGCCGCCACCAAAGATATTACCCTTTATATCTAAGGCGTTTTTAGCTGTACCGTCTTTGTTTTTAGCCTGTACAACTTTAGGAAGATCGGGCGCTTTTGTACCAGATTTACCTGGGCTACCTGTATAGCTTTTTTTACCTCTATCTTTGCCTATAGCAATATGAGGGCTCACTACGGTGCCTATATTACCAGCACTAGTAGCACCCGCGGTAGCTGTTTCTAAAAGCTCTTTAATTTTCATAGTTTATTATTTATTCTTTTTAGCTCGACCAGCTTTCATGTTAGCTAACCAATGTGCCATACGTTGCTTTTCACCTGAGCTATTTTTAGCTGTTTTACGTAGGTCGCTAACGCTGGCTTTGGTGTTAACTCCGCTACGTTTTGCTAGTCCTTTGCGTCCAGGGTTTTTACCATCAGCAAAGTTTTCGCCTACTCCTGCACCGCTGTCGCCACTATATCCTACAGCGTAACCGTAACCTCCATATGGGCCGGGGCCGTAAGCAGCCCAACGAGGCTTCTTGCGTTTACGTTTTCCTTCAGTGACGAACTCGTGTGCTCTCATACAGAAAAACTACTTCCACATCCACAAGTTGATTGAGCATTGGGATTACTAATAACAAACTGACTGCCCATTAATTCTTCTTTGTAGTCGATGCTGGCACCTTGCAGATACTGCATACTCATAGCATCTATAAGTATTTTAAATTCATCTAAAGGAATTTCAAAATCATCTTCGTTTTGTTCTTCGTCTAGTGTAAAGCCGTAGCTGAATCCGCTGCACCCGCCGCCTTGTACGAATGTACGCAGAGACATTTTAGGATTACCTTCGTCATACAAGATATCTTTGATTTTGTTTTTAGCTGATTCTGTAATATCGATCATACAGGCTTTTCTCCTGTTAGGTAAGGCAAACTAAACCAAAGTTGAAACCACTCAGGTGTTCCTGGCTTGATATTATTCTTTTTCATTAGTTGACCTTTTTCGTTGCCAGTAACACTTATGTTGCTACCGCCGTAAGGTTGATAGCCTTTAAATTCATTTATACCGGCAAGTTTTTTAATTTGGTCTAACTCAGACATTAGTCCGCCCTACCTTTTCTAGCTTTGGCATATTCGTCGGCTAGATGTTGATCTATTAGTGAAATTACTTCTGGAAATACTTCAAATGGATATCCGTATTTTTTAAAGAAGCGTTCTACAAACTTATGTCGACTATGATCAGATTTTAATTCATCATATTGAACTAACCGAGTAATGTTATTGAAGTGATCAAATATATCGTTGGATATTTCTTTCGGGTTGTCTGACATCGGTTTCCATCCAACTCCGTGTCCTATTCTGCCTGTTTTTTGATATTTGATTTTATTTCTATCAGCAGCCGCCTGGCTAAACGCTTCACCTACACCTTGATCAGTGTATTGTCTTTCTTGATATGAAATTTCTTGTTTGATTCTCTTAATCAAATCATCGTAGCTGCCGAGATCGCCTACTGGTACTTCTTCGTAGTGATCTTGGCCTTGGCTGTCATTCCAGGCAAAACTGATATAATCGTTATCCAGACCAACTCGTTCAATATCTACTGTATGTCTACCTAAACGTATTTGTTGATTATCTTTCGGCAGTGGACCGAATTCTTCCGCCACACCTTGCTGTTTCTTTTTATGTTTAACATCGCCTTGCTTTTCGGCTTTCTTTTTATCTTTGTGCTGGCCAGCACCGCCCATCTTGGCGTTCTTGGCAACAAAGTTTCTTGGTTTTTCTGTCGGTATAAAATCTTTAGCTCTCATTTCATTCCCAATCCTTTGCGCACAGCCGCATATAATTCTTCTACATATTTGCCTGCGCCCGTAGCTTCAGCAAATGCATTAATGTCTCCGTTGGCAGCTGCGGCTCTAGCACCGCTGGCACTAATACCTGCAACTCCTTCTGCACCATCTTCGCGATCGCCACTACTCTTAGCATCTAATGTATCAAATTTGTAATAACCGTGAGCTTTGCCTTCCACGCCATTATAATCCGTTAGTAACTTGTGTAAATCGTCAATCCTGTCACTGCCGCCTACTATAGTTGCGTGACGATAGCCTTGATCATAAAGAAAACTTGCAACCTTACCTATAGTGTTTAACGCTGGATTTTCCACTACATTAGCAGCGTGTTCAGGGAACATCTTTTTAATAAAACTGATTTTAGTGCTGTAGTCTAGGGGATTTTTCTTTTTATCCTGTGTCTGGCTGACAAAAATTCTATAATCCCCGCCAACACTCTTGCAGGTATCTAGTAACTGTTCGTGTCCAATGGTGGGGGGATTCATTCTACCAAAGCAGAATGTAATATGTTTTTCCTCAGCTTCGAATAATTCTCTGAGTCTCATTTGTAGTCGCCGTGTTCTATATGACGCTCTTGTTCTTCTGCAAAGTGTTTTGCAAGTTCAATTAATTTTTCTTTAGGAAAACAGTCTTCTTTGTTTTTTACTTCAAACTTTTTGCAATATGTTTCACAGACACCTTCTAAGGGACGAAGATATAGCTTGTAAGCATCAGGATGACCTTTATGCTGCTGATGTCTTTTGATAGCAGGAAAGAACTGCTTACTGAGAATATCAGTATCGTTATCGATAAAGAACTTTAAATCTCCAATCCAGTCGATATCCTGCTCTTCTTTAGGTGCCCCTATTGGGCTAAACATTTCTCTTAGTAACATTACCAGCTCCTGCAAGACCAGTATCTCGCTTTCCAACGTGGACCTGGGTTTGAACAATTATGACGAGCACGGAATGATTTTCTACGTGCCGGATTTGATTTCTTAATACGCATTTTCTTATCGCCAAAGTTTACCTTGACAATGTTGCCATTGGGCTTGCGTACATATACTTTTGATTTTTTAACATCGCCAGCCATCTTCTTACCTAACGGTACTTCGCGACCTTGATATTTGGCTTCATCCATATCTTCTTCATACTTGTTAGATTTCATATAATCTCTAACAGTATCAATATAGTCTACAGCCTTGGTAATTTTACTTTGAACCCACTCTGGAAGATTTTCATCTGCATCTAAAATGTCATAGAGTTCTTTGGCAGCACCATTGATGGTTCTTAGATCATCTTTGGCCATATCGCCTTCGCGATCGTACTCGCCGTAGTTAACCGGATCGTCTGGATTTTCTGGACCGTGATCTTCCATCTTAACGCAGTTGTCTACAGTCTTACCACCTTTTTGTTTAGTGCCCATACGTTTGTAGCCATCCCAGCAGGCTTTACCGTCAACACCTTTTTGTTTGCCTTCTTGAATTTGACCTTCTAAGAAAGATAGTCCCTGAGCAGCCAAAAGTTCTATAGCGTGTTCATCTAGTTCGACAACAATACCGTCTTCTACAAATCCTACAATTTCTGTAGCGATCTCAAAGTCTTCAGAAAAGCTAATGCCAAAGTCGTCACCTACTTGGAAAACTTCTTCTAAGTCTTCGTTCTTAGGTTTCTTACCGTCTTTCTTCATTGAAACAGCAATAGCTGCCTGTTGTGCGGCATTTTTAGCTTCTTCTACGCCCTGGGCGACTGCCGACTCGGTTAAAATATTGTCTAATTTAGATAGGATGTCTCTCATAGTATCTTCCATAGGTTGATACTATATTTATCGCTTTTGATTACTTAGTGATTATAACGAACTGAGACTATTGAGCCGTTCTGTAGATTGTAGGCAGCACGAATCCATACAAAATTTCCAGTGAAATTATTGCTGTAGGTAGTGTTAGCCCCTGATACTGTACTGTCTCCACCGATTTCGGCACCAGTAATATCTACCCAGTCATCATCACCGGGGAACATTTCTAGTGTACCCTGTATTTTTATAGACCCTGAAAATCCATCTACAGTGTAGACTACGGTATGTAAGCCGTCGCTTCTGCGATTGTAGCCCGCACCCTTGCGTTTATCCCCGTAGGAATAGGTAGAAGTAGCTGCTTCTATGGTAATATTGCTTAATAATACTTGACTTTCTGTGCTCATCTCTTATTTATCGATGATGATGTAATCGTAGATACGCCCTATTGCTTCGGCATTTCTTAACTTTATCATTAGCAGTGTCTGCGCATCTTCAACAAAAATGTATCGTCGATCCCAGTTCCACTCAGTTTTAATAAACCAGTCCTTAACCACCTCGCTGATTAGTACACGATCTCCCTGTGTGTCCAGCCAGTTAATGTAGTCTTGTCTTTCTTCTCGGCTTTTTATCTTGTGAGGCAACAAGAATGCCTTGTAATGATACTTATTGTGTGGTAACTTTTTAACAATAACACTGCCGGTGTTTTCTAACAGGGTTTTAATTGTTTCGTCGGGCTCAGAACAAGATTTTACCAAATCGACAAATTCAGATAACAGCCTGTTATACATTTCTTTATCGTTGGTATACAGATCAATACTGGAACTTTCTATCCTTTTTGCCCAGGCATCAGCAGGCCACTCAACTAAAAATCTACTTAATTTAATTATAGATTCTTTGTGTATTGCAGCCTTGGCCATTGTACTAAAGGCATTTCTTGAATGATCAAATTTTATGTTTGGTATTGCATCGATCTTATGCAGCCGAAAAATAGCCACGCCGGGGATGTACAAGGTAACCTTGTACATCCATTTGTTATAAAACTTATGCGTTGTTAGTTTCGGCTTCAATGTTTTCAACCTGTGCGGCAGCAGCTTTTAGGGCTTTTCTTTCCGCTTTAGTTAGGGGTTTCACAAATTCCCCTACAGAAAAATCTAAATCGTTGTCTTTGATAGAAACCGTAACTACTCCACCATCTCGTAGATCGCCAAATAAAACTCTACGACTTAGGGGACTTTTAATCTTGTTGTCAATTAATCTAGCCAACGGTCTAGCACCCATCTTTTTATCGTAGCCTTTCTTAGCCATCCAGTCAATAGCTTCGTCTGTAGTTACAATTTCAATATTCTTATCTTTTAACTGTGAGTTAAGTTCGGTGATAAACTTGTTGACAATTTGACATACAGTTGTATGGGTTAGACTTGTAAACTTGATCACAGCATCTAAACGATTACGAAACTCAGGAGCAAAGAATTTTTTAACAGCTTTGTCGTCTTCGTCCTCTTTGCCTAGATCTCCGAAGCCAATAGTGTTGCGTTCATTGTCAGCGGCACCTAGGTTTGATGTCATAATAAGGATAGTATTGCGTCCGTCAGCAACTTTACCATTAGATCCAGTGATAAAACCATTGTCCATAAACTGAAGCAGAACATTAGTTACATCTTGATGTGCTTTTTCAATTTCGTCAAGCAACAAGATACAGTTAGGTGTTTCTTGCAGTTTGGTAATCAACTGTCCTGCGTTTTCTTCGTAGCCCACATAGCCCGGAGGAGCACCAATGAACTTGGCTACACTGTGTTTTTCTTGATATTCACTCATATCAAAACGCAGTAACGGCATATTCATTTTAGCTGCTAATTGTTTAGCAGTTTCAGTTTTACCTGTTCCTGTGGGACCAGTAAACAAGAAGCAACCAATGGGCTTATTAGGAACCTTCATTCCTGCCTGTGCAACAAAAATCTTATCCAGCAGATTGCTAACAGCAGTGTCTTGTCCATAGACTACATTCTTAAGACCGCCTTCTAAGTCAGCAAGATTTTTACTTTCTTTCTGCGCCACAGTTTCTAATGGCATATTAATCATCTTGCTAAGTTCGTAGGTGACCTGTTCAACATCGACCAACTGATCAACGCCTTCCATTTCTGGATCGTCTTTAAGTTTATATCGTGCTGCGGCACAGTCAATGATGTCAATAGCCTTGTCGGGCAATTTCTTATCCGGCATATATTTAACGGACAATTTAACAGCCTGCTCAATCGCTGCATCTGTAATTTTAACACTGTGATGCTTTTCGTAATATTTCTTAACACCTTTGATGATCTTAATTGTTAGTTCACTAGTAGGCTCGTCGATAGTGATACGTTGGAACCTACGCATCAAGGCCCGATCTTTTTCAAAGTGCTTACGATATTCTTCCCAGGTAGTTGATGCAATCAGTTTAATCACACCTTTGGTAAGAATAGGCTTCAGCATATTTGCCATATCGTTAGAACTTTGATTAGCAGCACCTGCACCCTGCATCATATGTGCTTCGTCGATAAAAAGAATAATTTTGCCTTTCTTTTCTAGTGCAGCCAACACAGCTTTAATGCGCTCTTCAAAGTCACCGCGATATTTAGATCCAGCCAGCAAAGCACTAATATCTAATGTATAAACAGTATGGTCTTGAATAAACTTAGGAACTTTCTTTTCAAAGATCTTACGGGCAATGCCTTCTGCAATAGCAGTCTTACCAACGCCCGGTTCACCGACCATAAGCACGTTAGCTTTGTTACGGCGAGCCAGAACTAGTTGAATATTTTCAATTTCTTCGTCTCGACCAATAACAGGGTCAAGTTTGCGTTGTTTGGCCAATAGGCTAAGGTTGGTACAGAATTGATTGATTACACGGTCTATTTGATTAGGATTTGCCACTGGATGATCTTGTTCTTGTTCTTCGGATAAGGTTTCTTGGAAATGTTTAATAAACTTTTCTTTGGTAATGCCGCCCTTCTGGAGGAAATAAAAGCCAAAGCTATTTTTCTCGCTAAGTACGCTGACAATAACGTCAAAGATTTCCATCCTCTGCCGACCACTAAACAAGACCTGGCTAAAGCATCTATTCAGTACACGTTCAATTGAATGTGTTTTTCTAGGACGAACATCTGAGTCAACTGACTTAATATCGTTTAAGTTATTTTTTAGATAGTGTTCTAAGTTTGTTTTTATAAAATTTGCATCAGCACCAAATTCTTGTATTTGATTGTATGTGTCAGCATCCTGCATAATTGCAAATACTAGATGTTCGATAGTGATATATTCGTGACCTAGTTTTTTTGCAACAACGATAGAATGTTCAAATACCGCTTGTAGCTTTTGGCTTGGTTCAATCATATTGTTTTGATTTCCTTAGTTTCTTTGTTAATTGTAACTTAAATTAAATTTATTGTCAACAAAAATTTAAACTTCATCTTTGATAATTTTTAATTTTTCTATTACCGACAGCGGCAAATTTCTTGGTATTTCAACTTTGATATTAACCAATAGGTTACCTCGAACTCTCGATCGAATAATTGGTAGGCCTTCCCCTCTACAGCTTAGTATAGTATTGGGCTGTGTGCCGGGTGGAATGTTAATTGTTAATTTCTTGCCATCTAGAGTTTGTATTTCTAATTGACTGCCTATCATTGCTGACCAAGCATCTACTGTTTCTTCAACTATGATGTTGTTATGATCTCTTCTAAATTTATGATGGGGTAAGACATTGATGTTAACAATTAAATCTCCTGCTCGAATATCTCTAATAGCATCGTCGCCCATACCTTCGTATCTTATCTGTTGTCCACTTTCAATACCTGCAGGTATTGAAATATTGATCATCTTCTTTTTATTAGTTCCGGGAATAGTAATCTCGGCATTAAGCTCTTTGCCTGTTAATACTTCTTCAAGTGTAATATCTATGTTAATATTAAGACTTCGATTTTTACGCATTGGTCTCTGACCAAACCCGCTACCAAACCCAAATCGCCCAAAGATATCGTCCATTCCAGGCGGAACACCTCCTCCGAAGTGAAATTCGAACGGTCCTTGATTAAATGAGTTGCCCCAGGGTCCCTGATTCTGTTGATTAGGATCTCCACCTAGATCAACAATTTCTTTCTTTTTAGGATCAGAAAGGACGTCATATGCTTCACTTATTTTTTTAAACGTAGCTTCGTCCCCTCCACGATCCGGATGATGTTTCATAGCCAACTTTCTGTAGGCTTTTTTAATTTCATCTTCTGATGCGTTGCGTTGAACGCCTAATGTAGAGTAATAGTCCATAGTTATATATTATATGTGAAGGAAAAGGCTGCGTCAAGCAGCCTTGTATTTAATACCTATTCTATGAAGAATTTTATTTCTTGACAGGTACTTCTGTGCCTTCGTGCTTCTTGTGTACTTTGACAGTCTTACAGTCTTGCTTAGGCTTTTTGGTTTTAGGGTCAATAACGGGTTTGCCGTCTTTTCCTTGAACATCTACACAGACCTGTTTGGTTTTTGGTGCTTCGTCAGCAGCCATAACAGGCATAATAAATGCACCTGCAATTAATAATGATAGTAATTTTTTCATTTTAGTTTCCTTTATAGTTCAGGTTGTTGTGGTTGCATTGGAGCAGGCTTACCACCAAATCCTGCTACGACTGCTGGAGCTGCTGGTGCTCCAAATCCCGCACTTCCGCCAAAGCTCGCTGCTGGTGCAGGTGTGCTTCCAAACCCGCCTCCGCTAAAGCCACCTGCGGCCGGTGACGGTGTTGAGCCAAAACTACTGCCGGAAGCACCGAAGCCTCCTGCTGCCGGAGCGCCAAATGTTGTTGGGCTACTCGATCCCATTGGTTGTATACCGCCATTATTAGCTCCTCCTAGTTTTTCTTGTGTGCGACCAAAAGCTGCAATACCTAAAACTGCACCCATAGCAATGTGAAATAATCCAGCACCTTGTAAGGTTAGCGGATTCCACTGTGTGATTTGTGTGCCTGTGGTTGTTTGTAATAGACTCCATAAGACTGGAAACACAACCATGTCCATAGTACAGACTAGCATATACATCCAGCCCATCATTGGACGCCACTTACTGTTCATCCAATCTTCTTTCTTTTGTTCGCTTGCGCTTTTAACTTGTTCGCTCATTATTCGCTCCTATTTTGGTTATTGTTTCTTTGCCAACATTGCCTGAATTTTTTCTTGTACAATCTTAGCCCAAAATGGTTGAGGAAAATTCCATCCTATAAATGCGCCAACTGCTACCCATAATAAAATATCTAACATAGTCTGCTCCTATTTTTATTTTAGAACCAAAGGAATAAACCATTGGCCGATAATGCTAATCCTACACCTGCTACTACAAAGCTACCCCAGAACATAGGCATACTGACTGCAAGAATACTCGCTGACAATACAACAATGGCTAGTTGGTATGCGGTTGATGCATATCCAATCCAAGGACTAGATTTTTTAGCTTCCTCTCGAGCGGCTTCCATTTCTCTCGCTTTGACAGCAATTTCTTTCTTGTCAGAATCCATACGCTCTTTCTCGGCCATGAACTCTGCTTTTAATTTTGGATCACTAGTTGTCTTAGCGGCAATTTCGTAGCTAACACCACGACTAGCTTTAGCTTGATATTGTGCCCACGTGTTGTTAGCACCTAGTGTATTGTTTAATACTGTGCTAGATAACTTGCCGCCATACCAAGCGTTGACTGCTAACAACAGAGCAAATACGGAAATAACCATACCTGCTTTGTCTTTTAATTTTGCTTCACGCTCTGAACGTGATCCTGCTGGAGGCTTAGGGGCGTCCGGATCTTTTGGGGTTTTGTTTAATAATTTTAATACTGAATCAACTACTGACATTTTCGCTCCTACTTAATATACTAATATTTAATCAAAAACCAAATAAACCCTTCTTTGGTTCTGTTAAAAATTTCTCTGCAATTGCAGCCCCTTTAGCCCTTATGTGCGGGTCTGGGCTGTTTAGCATATCGTTAATTAGTGCAGCTTTGGCCATTTTTTCCATAGTTTTATCTCTAGACAGAGATTTTTCAACATCTGGATTAGACATAGATGCACAGCCAGACAACAATACTGCTATAATGCCAACTGCAATTTTCATTTTGCGCTCTCGTAAATACGCTTTTGCTCAAGGTACCAATCGTTCCATCCGTCGACCTTTGCGGCACACTCATAGTACATTCCGTAGTTTTGTACAACTACCTTAAGCATTTCTGTTATGGCCACTCGATCACCTTCTATCTTTTTTAGGCTTTCGCACCGTTCAACTAGGGCTTTAGGAACATTTGGAAATTTTTGTTTGACTGGCACAGGTGTAGAACATCCAACAAGGAACACGGCTAAAATTAATGAAGTCAATTTCATTTTTTAGGTCCCTCTGCTGCTTTGTTTATGTCTGCGGCCTGATTGTGTATGTCGATAATTTCCTTAGGTACAGGACAATTTTCAATATACTTAACGATTTCTTGATTTTTAACAACCTCTCTATCGAGATATTGTGTGATGTATTCAGTCTTGCCTTTGATGACCTTGGTCTTCTCAACCACTTTTTCTTGTATAACAGTGTTGGTTTCTTGTGACTTTTGTTCAGCGGCTGCAACTCTTGCCTCAGCTTCTGCAACCTTTGCTCGCCAGGTCATTTCTGTATCATAACCACCGCGCAGCCATACACCTAGCACCAACAACACAATACCTACCGGTTGTAGAATCTTTACATAATTCCCATAGAACGGAATCCACTTGCCTAGCCACCCAGCAAGTACTCCAGTAACACCAGCAGCAATAATGGCCCAATATAAGCCGCTTAGTACAGCATCAGGTATTAGACTGATCATCCATCCTATCTGGCTCATTAGTGTGCTCCAAAAATGTGTAGAGCGTGTTCGTAGTGTTTGATACGATCTTCGAGACCAATAGTGCCACCGTTAATACGCTTAGTTAGTGTTAAGATGTCACCTTTATCAGCCCACTGGTTAAGTTTGTTCTGTTCCCAGAAGAAACAAGCTGATTGAACAGCACCTTCGAATGTCTGAAGATACTCTGAAGCTTCTTCGACCGGAATGTCTAATGATGCTGCAAAGAATGTATAGTTGTTTTTACCAGTCAACTGAATTAGTCCACGACCGCAGTAGCGCCATCCGTCACCGCTGGCCTCGTCTCCGTTGCCCATACGATTAGCATAGACTCTATTGGCAATCATTTCTTGCTTACCAGCATAGGCTGCGGCTGTAGCATCATCTGTAAAATACTTAGGAAACACTCTGCGTAGGCTAGCTGCCTTATAGTTTAGGTTTTCTTTTAAGAAAACAAAGCCACCACTTTCGTGAGCGCACTGTGCAAGGAAAGCAGCCACACGCTGTGGTGTTGTGATTTCATATTCGGGAAGTATTTCAGAAATTGCTTCGTACCATTGATCCACATAGGGATTCTTTGGTATCATCTCTTTTAGTTGTTGTTTTGTAAATTCAAATGTAAAGCTCATTATTATATCCTTTGAAGTAACATTGCTTGACCACGATTGTCAAACATAAAGCTATTGCCTACTTTATTGATATTGTAGTCGCCTAGCACTTTAGTTAGCCAAAATATTTCACTGACAGCCGTTTCGTCCATAGTAATTGTGTCAGTAACACCTTCTAAGATTGCGTCGGTAGCGGCTTCTTTAACCATACGAAGTTTAATCTGCTTATCAAAAGGCTTATGAATAGTGATAACATCTCCGTCAAGAGTGAGATCGTCCATTAGGGTCTTGCTGAAGAAACGTCTAATTCCCTCTGTGCGGACCTTGTTAACAAACCCATCATAGTCTTTAGGAGTGGTAGGAACTATCGAGCTAATGACTTCCTCTCGAAGATCATTTACAGAATTTTCTTTATAATATTTAAATTTAAAATCACTGATGTCAGTTAGCTTAGAAATTCCATATTCTAACTCTTTGATATTTTCTGCAAGTTTGGGGCTTCGATTAATTTCAACAAATACCAAATACTCGCCATCTTCATTTTCTCCACTGCTAACATCAGCGTCAAGTACAAAGTTATATCCTTTTTCGATAAACTCCATTAGGTCTTTAGCAGGGTTTCTATCTTTAACTGTAAAGCTAAGGACGCAGACATCACGATCTTCACCCATTTTACTACGATGTGTATCGATATTGAAAACGTTGCGGACCATGTCCTTAAGATCGTTACTTCTCAATCCTTCATTAAGCTGCTGGTTGTTCTGCACTTGCGGCCTCCTGTTCTACTGGCTCTACCTGAGCGTTAACGCCGCCAGCCATACTTAGTATATCTTCTACTTTGTTCTTATCTAGGTTACGATATCCGCGATTGATATCAGCCATTAATTTTTTAGGCATAGTAATACGAACTACCCAGACTGTTTCTTGATCTATCTTGCCTTTGCGTGTGCCTGGACGAATATCGTCTGGGGTTTTAATTTTTCTAACCTTGGCAAATGTATCCTGACCCATTTCGACTCTGCAACCGTAGTCTAATAGTCTTTTTCCGCCTACAGGTTCAGGCATCTTCTTTTCAGGCCACATAAATGTACACTGTACATAATACCGTGTTTCTTTAGGACCTTCAATAAGTTCACCGTCTATCCAGTTATCGTAGACATAGACATCTAATTCGTCTATAACACGTTCAAAGTCTTTGAGTAGATTTAGGCTGTTATTAGAACCGTAGATCTGTTCTATGTTTGTAATGATGTCTTTAATATCTGCCATGATTTCTCCTAATTGTATTTATCGTCAAAACTTAATCATAACACATAACTTTTGAAAAGGTTAGTTAAATACTTTTGTGTTCGGCTACGGACACAAACGGTTTTGAGGTCCGTGCCTACACGCTAAAGGAGGGCTAACCTTATATGAAGCGAAAAAGAGCAGCAGTACTGAAGGCTCCACATTATCAAGAGTCTAATGTTATTAAGTTAGTAGATAAAACCTATCAAAAACGTCCTAGAGTTCAAATTTACCCTAAAAACCTCAATCAAGAAAGTTACCTGTTAAAGCTAAACGATCAGCAAAAAATGATTATTTTTGCTATCGGTCCAGCCGGCACGGGCAAAACTATGCTGGCGGTTCAATGGGCAATTGATCAACTCAAGTACGGCGACGCTACTAAGATTATTGTAACTAGACCAGCCGTTTCAGTAGACGAGGAGCATGGATTCCTACCCGGGGATCTAAACGAAAAGATGGCTCCGTGGACAAGACCTATTTTTGATGTCTTTGCCGAAAATTATAATGCTAGAGAAATAGAGACTATGGTTGCAGAGGGGGTGATAGAAACCAGTCCACTAGCCTATATGCGAGGCAGAACATTTAAAAATGCAGTCGTCATAGCCGACGAAATGCAAAATACTACCCCTAGTCAGATGAAAATGCTGCTTACTAGGTTAGGTCAAGGTTCTAAAATGGTAGTTACTGGAGATTTGCAACAAGCAGACCGCCCATCAAATAACGGTCTACTCGAATTCCTTAAGTTGTATAACAACTTTGCAAATCACAGATATGTAGACATATGTCACTTTGATGTGGGCGATGTTGAACGCCACGAAGCAGTAAAGGAGATATTAGCAATATACGGTGATTCTTAATCTTTAGGGAGGTGGGGGGTCAACTGATCCCCCAATAGCCTTTTATACATCTCAAGCATATCATCAAAACCAGCTTCACGGTTAAGTGAATTTATCACACATTTCTTTTCTTTAAAGTCTAGAATGACTTTAGCGGATTGTATGTGCTTCATCCTAATATTATTTTTAAACTCTGTAAGCTCGTCCCATTTGCCGTTAGGCTTCTTAACATAAGTTATAATCATATAACGTGCGGTCATTATTCTTCCTTGATTTGTTTTACTTCGACTCCAGACTTTTCGAGGAACTTGACTCCCGAATCATCTCTATAGTTAGCGCCATACCATACACGACTAATGCCAGACTGATAAATGAGCTTGGCACAGTCGAGACAAGGCATATGAGTAACAAATAGGTCAGCCCCTAACCCAGAGTTAGTAGACTTCGCCAGTTTTGCAATAGCGTTTGATTCAGCATGGAGTACCTCTGGTTTAGTTTTTAAGCCGTAACGAACATCTCGTCCGGCACCTTCGTGCCAGCCTTCGAAAGGATATTGTTCCTCGATCTCCTCGGGGCTTAGCCATCCACCGGCACCCTTATCCCAGACTTTGTCTTCGCAGTCATTATCCCATCCTGCGGGCATACCATTGTAGCCATAGCTGATAACCGTGTCGTCTTTGACAATTACAGCACCAACGTGTAATCTGCGAGCATGACTTAGTTCGGCACAGCGTTTTGCCCAGTCCATATAAAGACTAACAAACTTATCCTTCATTTATTTCTTCCCAGGTGTGATCGCCTAAAAATTTGACCTTAGTTATGTAGTCGTAGTCTTCTGGTTTGCCTGTAGCCCAATCGTTAGGCCCCATATGTACTAATAAAGTTTTTTCTTTTCGCTTAGACCACACTAACCAATAACAGTGTCCTACTGACAATTGAAATTGATATTCAGCAGCGTGTACAGCATCTGTAACATCTAATCTGCGTTTTATATCGTTGGCCTGTTTTTGTAGTACCGTAACAAGTTCCATAATGCGATCGTATTCCTGCTGGGCAAAATGCCTAGCATTGTTTAGCATTATGTCTTTCTGTTTAGTAACAGGCACAAGATCAAACTTAGGACCACCAGCTTCTGTCGGATAAGGAGTTACATTTCTGTTAAAAAACGGAACTATGGTTCCTCCTACATCTACATCAAAACTGTCTCGGCCTTTAGCTAAGTTTGATTTCTTTTCATCAGCCATTAAAGCCTTGCTAGTTTAATTAAAACAGCAGCCAGGTTAATTTCTGGATCCATTACTAGAGTATGATCTACAAGACCTTGTTTAATAATCGGTATAGCACTTTCTTGTTTCTGTTCGTCACCAAATACCTCAAGATTATCATAGAGCCATCTGTAGACATCTGGAATTTCTTCTGCTCGAATCTTTCCACACAATAGGATTCTAGCATCTCTAATTTTACCAGCCTTAAACAATTCAACCATATCAAACTTCCAGTCGGCTTCTCCAGCATCTCCTTTGTTTGGAGATTCCAGTTTACCTTCGGTGGAACTTTGCTGTACTAACTGAATACATTTACGAAGATCTGGATAGGCTACTTTAACGTACAGGTCAAGAGTATCGAGATCAAATTCAATGTTCTCTTCTACCAGGATTGTGGCAACTCGAGCGGTGAACTCTGTTTGGTCGGTTCGCTCGACATGAAATCCTTGACATCTGGAATGGAGAGCAGGGATGATACGATTAGGATAATTGCAAGTAAGTATGAAACGACTGGTCTGACTATACTCCTCCATGACTCCACGGAGAGCGGCCTGTGCATTAGGGCTAAGATAATCTGCTTCATCTAGTAATACCACCTTAAAAGGTCCAAATGGAATCATTTGAACAAAGTTTGTGATCTTATCACGAACGTCATCAACAGAGTTTGTACGACTTGCGTTAATCTCTAAGACATCGTAATCTTCGATACCAATTTCATTAATAAGAATTTTAGCAAGAGTTGTTTTGCCAATGCCTGCTGATCCACTCAACAATAGATGTGGAATGCTCTTGTCCTTGATCCAAGTAGCAATTTGTTTGCGTTGATGATCGTCTCTAAAAACATAACCGTCTACAGTTTTAGGACGATATTTTTCTACCCATAGTTCTTTCATACTATTTCCTCAACAATGCCTAACACTTCGGCTGCAATAATAAGAGCACCTGCCCAATATAGATTACCTGCAATAAGCACAGCACCTGCAATAATTCGTAATCCGCTTTTTACAAGGCTAACATAGAAATGCCCCTTGCTTGTATCTTTAGGTTGTACTTCCATCTTTTAATCCTTTGTTAACTTCCGCAGCCACTACACGCTGTCTTAATTCTGTTGTTGAAAAACTATGTTTACGTTGATTAAAATAGAATTCCATTCCTAACTCCATTCCTGTAAAATCTTTTTCCATATATTCCTCTCCTAATATTCTAACATCTATATGATAGGAAAGCAAGATGTCTACTAGCTCTTTTTCTGTAGCGTAGGGAATTACTTTGTCAACATATTTGCAGGCTTCTAATTGAATAAATCTTTCAAACACACTTTGTACAGGTTTATTCTTTTCTTTAGGACGATCTATTGTGGGATCCGTTTGCAGCCCCACAATTAAATAATCGCATTGTTTTTTTGCTTCTTCGAGCATTAATAAGTGACCTGCGTGAAACAGATCGAATGTAGAGCAGGTAAATCCTATTTTCATTCTGGTAATATCTCTTCTATAATAGGTTCTTCGTTTGGAAAGTAATGTACATCATAATACTTTCCACCCACATAATATTCTTCGCACCAGCTGTGTTGATTATTACTAGTGCGTGTAGGCTCAGTCATTTTTAATATAAGCCAAACGTGTTTGTATTCGTCACCTTCTATAACTCTCTTGGGTGGTCCCATAACTCGACGAATAAACTCCTGAGCTTCCTCAGGAGTCATATTTAGAACATTAGATCTTTTTAACATAGGGTTCTAAATTAGGAGGAGTCCAACCCACTGGTTTCAAGACTTTGCCATCTTCACGCTTGCGAACCTTGCCAGTTTCTTTGTCAATCTTGGCAAGGTTAGTTCCGATAACTTCTTTCCAACCGCCTTCACCGTCAAAGCCGCCACTATGGATTGCGCCAATCGTAACAACAATGAAATCTAATAGAGCATCAAGTTGCTCTATACGATCTCCTGCGTCTAAGGCAACTTGGAGTTCTTTCCACTCCTCTTCCATAAGGTCTAGGTACAATTTGTACTGCGCCTCGTTGAATTCTCCAACTGATTGGTCGGATGCTCGCATAAATTTTTCTTGATCTCGAAAGGGATTAGTCATTTTTTCTCCGATGTTTTTTGTTAATCATTTCTACTTGTTGCATCAATGGAAAGTCTAATCCATTGTCCAAAGCTTCTTCACAGATAGCAGCAACATCTTTGGGGAAGCAAAAACCACCCCAACCGTATTGCCCGTCTGGTCCTGGTACTGTAGTATGTGACTCTCCTATGCGAGTATCTTTTCTTAGCATAGTTCGAACTTCTTCCCAGTTTAAGTTATGTACTGATGCAAGTTCAAAAAAATCATTCATAAATGTTACCTTCATTGCTAGGTAACTGTTCATTAGATATTTGTAAAAACTTGCAGTTTTAATATCAGTTAGAACAATATCGCCTTCCCTAATCTCCACTAGACCGGAGGCTATAATTTTTATAGCACGTATACCCCATTCGGTATTACCGCCCACTATAGCAAACTTTCCGTACTTATAGTCCCACATAGCATTTTTAGCTGTGAGAAATTCTGGTGCGTGTACTAGATTGGGGTATTGTTTTTGCAGACGATCATAAACACTAGGCGGTGCAGTGACTTTGGATATAATTGGAATTTGAGTTGCAATATTCACAAACAATAGTTGTTTAAGAACATCTTCTAATATTGTTGTGTCACAGTGACCGTCTTGTGTGCTAGGACTTGGCACACAAATGTATATAGCATCACAATCAATGAACTCTGTTAATGGAGTACTTTTAGGATGCTGAGGGTCGTTAATAACAATTTGATCGTTAGAGTGAGCGTGTGCTACCGCAGATCCAACAAATCCGCTACCAATAATTCCTATACGCATAATTATCCTACTGTTTAAGTATTTTAATTATACGCTTTTGTTCTTGTTCTTTCAACCACTCTTCCTCCATTGTGCCGAAGTTTGGAGAATTTTTTATAGCATCGTTGATTAGTTGTTGTATAACTAGCAGGTCTTGTTTGCAACCCCAGGCAGTGAAACCGTCGTTGTAAGGACTCGAACATTCTCGGTAGAGGGAATGGATTTGGGATGTGATATCATTCACATCCCAAGACTTCTTAAAACCCATTATCGAGCTCCGAAGTCTTCGGGTCGAATAGTTGCAGATGCGCCGTGACCGTATTCTGTACCTAGATAAAAATCATTAGGTTTTTCGTCGGCTACTGCTAGAATAGATTTTACTTCTACTTTTTGAATTTCTTTTGGACCTTCACCGTCGTCAATTTTGATCTTACGAGTCCAGCGACCGTGCTCGATTAGGATCCACTGCCCTTCTTTGACATCAGTTTGTTTAGGTCCGACTTTGTAGACCTGGCCCCATCTTGGTTTGATTCCGTGTACCTTGGCATTGTCACTTTGAATAACAATGCCGCCGGCAGTGACCATCTCACCAAAATCCATGTCTTTTACTATAACATCATCGTGCAGGGCGCGAATTTTCATCGTCCTGACATCATAAACACTAGACATAGTTACCTCTTATTTTCGTTTGGCCGCAAGTTCTTCCTGCATTGCTTTAGGATTCTTAGCGTAGTAATCTTGAAGTACCTGTTCTCTTGTGCGCTTGATAGCACCGCCAGGACCTAATTCGTCACCACGTGCATTAACCTTAGCATTGCCTACGGCTGGAACATTTTCAAATCGAAGATTCAATTTGTCCATATCAACTTCACGGCCACGCATACTTGTATGTAATTTACCCATTTTGTTCTCCTTTGAAGAATTCGTCTATTGGTAGATTGTATTTAACACTATCGATCTTATGTATCCCTATAAGGTGGAGTACATAACTTGCTACACTTGATCCTCTACCTACACCCCATACTATATTGTTGGCTCTAAGTGTATCTACTATATATTTCATAGTTTTTAGCACAGGAATCATATCGTTTTGCCTAAACAGTTCTAGTTCTTTAACTAATCTGTCATAATTTTGTTCAGGACATTGGGTTACTAAAAACTCTTCGATATCCATATTTTGATATTCGCTAGGAATAAACCAATGATTTTTGTCTATGTTATTTTTGATCTGCGGATAGTTTAAGTGTTCGGAGTCGATGCGTTGTAAATATTCTGTTATGTCTTTTAGGTCAGCTGAACAGTTTTCCAAAATGTCTGGGCCAAATCGCATTACACCTTTTATTAGATCGTCATTGGTATTAATCAACATTGATCAATTGATCTAGATCTCTATCTAGGTCACCTTTGTTTTTAGTCATATATCTTCTTGAAAGCTCGTTTCTATATATATTAACAAAAGTTGACACTTGTGTCAAGAGATCTGCACTGCCCATACGCTGGGCAGCAAAGTATTTTCTGCTCAATTCTTGTAACTTGGATTCAATCTCATTGTCTGACAAATTTGAAAGATCCTGTTGCAACGGATGAAACATTAGCTAAATTGACCCAAATAGTGTAAGAAAATGTTGTTGGCATCACGTCTCCATACTTCGATAATAATTGGAGCAGTTTGGCTGGTTACTATAAGTGGATTAGGAAAGTTCGGAGTTGAACTTCGTCGAAGGGTAACACCTCCCGATGAAATAAATGTTAAGGTTCTGGCAACGTTATCAGCAGTTAATTCAAGAGTAACTTTACCTAGGCCGCCAATGGAAGCATTATCTGGAAAGTTTTGGAAATCAATACTGATATTTCCTGCAAACTGAAATTTTTGGTATCCGCCATTCTCGTAGTCAATGGTTAGAGTAGTAACGTCACCGGGAATAACTCCACCACCGTATGCCTTTATCAGCGTATCTCTTAGAATTGCGTTGGATATTTCTCGCCCACCAAAGTCGCTGCCGTTTTCGGTTTCGACAAGTTGCAGTCCTGCTGTGTTGGCCTGCAGGGCTGTGATTTCTTCCTGACCTGCTCTTAGACTGGTTTTGATAGTATCAAAGTTATCTCTAAAGGTCTGTGTATCGTTGTCCTCTCCTGCTACAGGAAAGTTCTCATTAATGCTCAAATAGTTAATATTGCTGGTCACGGTAGTTTTTCTCCACGTTGTGCGAACGCTAGGTATTTATCCTGGAACTCACCGCCTATAACAT